ATTCACTGGGAAGTCAATGACACTCAAGACTGGCAGCCCGGCGGCTGCACTGGATCACGTCGGTAGCTGGGAATTGACCATTGGTGGGGCCACTGGCAAGTATGCCACCAACAGCACTGGCGGCTGGCGTAAAACGACCGTTGGCGTGGGCGAGTGGTCCGGCAAGATGACCATCATGCTTCACGGCGGCGGCGCACAGCCGCTCGCTCGTGGCGATGAGGTGGCAGCACAGTTTCACGCCGATGACGATGATTACATCAGTGGCACAATCGTAATCACCGAAGTCGGACCGATTACACTGGATGCCGATTCGGGCGATCCAGTGGCAATTGACTACAGCTTCGACGGACAGGGCGCCCCGAGCAAGTCGGGCACCGCATTTGACATCATTGCCTGATAGGAGCAACAACCGATGGCGGACGGCATTTTTAATCTCTGCGGCAGACGTGCCGTGGAACTCACCAAAGACGGCAGAACCTACAGGCTTGCCGTGCGAATCCTCGACGATTACGCGGCCAAAGAGGAAGCCATTCTGTCAAAGGTCGGCAGCCCCTACGGCGGGATCGAAGCGATTCAAGATCCTGCCATTCGGCAACAGGCGCTGAAGGTCGCTGCAGACATCGCGGCACGGCCTTTGATTGCCACAATGGAGGACGAAGACCGATTCGATAGATCCTTCCGCGGGCTTGCCTGGAGCCTTTGGCGGGCATTGTCGGTGAATCATCCTGACGAGTTTCCACCAAACCTTCCGGCCGCAAAGGGAATCCAACTCGGCTGCGATTTCATCGCATGGTACGGCAACGCTGCGGATCTTGTTCGGGCAATCCATCACGTTGAGGAGAAGGACCGCTTGGGAAACTGAAGGCGCCGGGACCACCCGGCGCGCAGTTCCCATCCCGCAGGACAGTTCCGTGGGCTGGACTGTTTCGCGGACTCGCCGAAAAATACCATTGGACACCGCAACAGGTCGGAGCCCTGACCATGTATCAGGCTTTGGTTTACTCCGGCTTCTGGGCACCTGAGGACATCTGGCAAAAACAGGACGTCAAATAGATGGCAATCACTGTTCAGGAAGCGCAGGTGCTGTTCTCTGCTGACGGAATGCAGCAGGTGAACACAGAGGCCAAAAAAGCTGCAGGGGCGATGGACGGCATCGTGTCTGCGGCAAAGCGGGCTGGTTCCGCTCTTGGCGGCGTGCGATCGGCATTCAGTGGAGTAGGTGGCATCCTTGCGACTGTTGGGGCGGCTGCAGGCGTCACAAAAATGCTTAACCTGACGATGGAGGCGGAGAAGACAGCCATATCCTTCGAGGTTCTGACAGGCAGTGCAGACAAAGCGAAGGTGGCTTTGGATAACATTCGCGAACTCGACAAGAAAACCGTCTTCGGCACACAGGAGCTGGCCCAAGCGCAAAAACTTATGATGAATTTTGGGCTTGGCACTGAGGAGGCGTTTGGCATCCTCACGAATTTGACCGAGGTGGCTCAGGGCGACACGGAGCAGCTCATGCTGCTGGCTCGTGGCATGGCTCAGGTAAAATCTGCCGGGCGGTTGATGGGACAAGAAGCAAACCAGCTCATCAACAGCGGATTCAGCCCGCTGTTTGAAATCAGCAAGATGACTGGCCGCAGTATGGCGGATCTGAAAAAGGACATGGAAGCCGGGCTGATTTCCTATGACATGGTGCGAACCGCACTAGAGGCGCTGACGACCGGAACTGGCCGACTTGCCGGAATGAACGATCGACTGGCGCAGGGGACGGCCGGGCAGTTCGCAAAATTCCAGACGCTGATTCAGCAGACCGCAATTGCTTTTGGCGACGCGCTACTGCCGGAAATCAACACCTTTCTGCAGTATCTGACAGGCACCGTTGAGGGTATCGACGGGGTGACACAAAAGACGGAAGGATGGATCACGGCATCGAAACGATTCTACAATGAAATCAAGATGAACATTGAAGATCTTGCGGTGGCCGTGACTGTATTTGGCATGAGCATCCCTGAGCAATTCCGCCTATTTTTCACTGACGTTCGCAACTGGCTCAGTGATCTCGTGGATTACACCATTGCAGCCGGAAAGACGATTGCAAATAATCTTCGGCCGTCTGTTCTACTGGGCAATGAGGCGGCGCAGGCTATGCCGACGCTTGAGTTCTCAGCCCAGCTTTCGGGTGGCGTTGCAGATCAGGTGATGGCCGAGTTGGATGCGGTGCGAAAGCAACGGATTGAAGACAATAAAGCAGCGGCAGCCGCGGCTCGTGCGGCTGCAGGCAAAGCGGACGGCGAAAGAGGCCCAGCGCCGCCAACACAGGGTGTCGATATGGCCGCCTTTCAGCAGCTTGGAGACGCTGCGGCAGAACAACAGCGAACCGAACGCGCTGGAGCCCTGCAGACATTCCAGCGATTGCAGGATCGGCTGCAGCAGCAGGATAAGCTGGCACAAATCGCACAAAATCAACTGCAGGCCCAGCAGCAGGCTGTCACTGAATTGTCCTCGATCAACAGCAACCTCGACAATCTTGCCGCATTGGGGACGCTCGCATGACTTACCCAGCGTTCGAAGAGCACGAAGACAGCCCAGAAGAGTCCGGCAGTCGTGCGGGCGATTTCGATTTCACGCGCATCTTCGTCACTGACTGGGAAGACCGCTGGCAATTCATCGCAGCTCATTATACATCGGGACCGTTCGGCTTGCCGGCATCATACAGCAGTTACTGGCCCGGCGTGCTGGCTGACAAATTTCGCATTTCGCGACTGGTGAACAAGCCCAAAACTGCCACGATCACCGATCCGAACACGACACAACTGGACCACGACACCAAGGCGAAAATCACGATCACGTACAGCCCGCTGCAGACGGATCAGCAGCAGCAGCAAGATCCCGGCGAGCCAAGCCCTCTGCCGTCGGGTACGTGGGCGACCTACAACCAAAGCAGTAACGTGGAATTTCGCACCGAGTTAGGCCGCGGAATGATTTGGCAAACCGACTCAAAGCAGCTTCCGCCCGACATCCCCAGTGTTGTTCCAGAATCTGCCACGCAGCACACAGTAACTTGGCATCAGGTTAAGATTGTGCCGTGGGTGACGCTCGGAAACATGAAAGGTTGTGTCAATCAAACCGCCTTTCGTCTTCCCGGAAGCCCGCAGGTGTTTCAGCCAGAAACGCTGCTATTCGATGGGCTCGACGATGAAATCTCGCTTTCGTTTGACGGCCAGTTTTCAACGCGAAAGCTGACGTTGAAATTCATCGAAAAAGCGCAGAAGGCATTCAGCGACACGGCGAAAGGCGCTTCGGCTGCGGCAGGATCAACAATCTATGGCTGGAATCACCAGTGGCGTCCGGAAACTGGGCAATACGACAAGGTGAAATCGTATCTCAGCCTGAAGCCAATGTTCCAGTTGTTTGAATTCAACAGCCTGTGGAGCGCCACAACATGACGCAGGGCGACCGCAGGCCAGAGCGATTCGAGCGTGGGCAGCGATTGTCAGCAGCAGCACTGAACATGCTGGTGGATGCCGTGTTGTCTATCCTCAATCGACGTATCGGCGGCGGTGTTCACAAGCCCCCGAATATGCTTGCCGTGCTCGATGAGGATTTGGTGGCGGCTGTGTCATGGAAAGACAATCCAAGCGTGGCTGACGCACGAGTGGCCGAGCGGCGCGCTAATGGCAATTACGAGGTGACGTCGCGGACCGTCGTTGTCGTCAACCGCTTCGAGAATATCAGCCTTGACGCCGGAACCCTCGTCGGCATCGAATGGATTGATGGCGAATGGCAGCCCTATAAGGCAGACTGTGCGCCGGGAAGCGAGTCGATACCGGGCGAAGGCAGCCCTGGCGGCGGCAGCATCACACCCGGCGAAGGCTCAATCTGAGGTGGCATCATGTTTCTTTGGTGCGGCTGTCATTGCGGCCCAGACTCAGCGAGTGAGCCGCCGAGTGTAATCGGCAGTAGCATAATCGGCAGCATTCGCAGTTACAGCAGCGGCGACCCGGCGAGGCCAGATCCACCAGACCCGCCGATGCCGGTGCTGGGCTGTCAGTCATGCCAATTCGGAGCGGCTCCTGCAGCCTATGACATGACGTGGAATTACACTGGAGCCGTGGGAAATCAGCACAGGCCCTGCTGTAATGTCTACACATCGCAGCCAACGTATCGGCTTTATTTTCGTGCGTCTGCGCCGGGCTCTACACAGTGCGTCTGGGCATCCAGCGAAAGCATCCCCCATGCTGCAAAGCAGGGGTTAGGCGGCTGCTTCTTTCCGTCGTCCACTGGCGGGCGAGTGGTGTTGGCAGTTCCGCAAACCGACCTGTACGGCGTGCTGCGGATGCGAATACGCATATCATATGCCTGGGATTACAATCCCAACTTTCCGCTGGGTGACGTCAATCAAACAGCGAAGCCGTCTGATGTGTTCTATTCGCGGATCAATGACAACGGCACATTCTGGAAGCCGCTTGATGGTGCAGTGCCGTGCTTAACAACATTGACATTTAAACGGGAGAATCCGCAGAAAATCTGGAATGGCACACAGATCGGATTTTTCGGCGCAGTGAATGGAGCGCCATGCCAACAGGCTCTGTTCTCTGGGTTCGACATGGGCTTGCCGGATTTACTGACAATCACGCCGGTGAGGACATGACCGCAAAGCGCTGCATATATCGTGGTGAGATTGTCGGCAGTGAGTGCCGGTGCAACAACTACCGCGACATGATGCACCCGCCGATGCTGCCCCTGACGTTTTGCGATGGCTGTTTATTTCGCCGTGAGCCCGACTTCTTCGCGCAAACTGAGTTGCTGCAACTCGCCCGCCAACATCGCGGCGAATACACACCACAGCCCCGAGCCTGCGGTGGCTGCGGCACGTTTACCGTGCGGTCTGAGGCTATGCAGTTCGTGTGGCCTTATTGGCATGGCGGAGCCTGCGGCGACGAACTGAGATTCTCCATCCGCAGTGTCGAAACCAACTACCGCGGACAGTCGAAAATCACAATCGTCGGCGACCGCCCAGAGTGGTTCCGTGGCCACGTAATTCCCTGCCCGCGGATCAGCGCGGACAACGCCAACCGCCCCTATCGTGACATGCTGAACAAAATGTGGGTGATGGCCACGCATCCTGAGATCGACACCGATTTCGTGTGGATGATGGATGATGTGTACCTGCTGAAGCCCGTGACATGGGACGACCTCGACGTGCCACGTGCATGGCGCTGGCATCCATCAAAAGGCAACAGTTGGCAACGCCGCAAAACAAACACGATGGCAGCACTGCAGGCCCGCGGGAAGACACAATACGATTATGCAACCCACCTGCCGCACACGGTGGAGCGTGCTAAGCTCCGGGATCTGTTCGATATCTACAAACTGCGCGAAAATACGATGCTGTGGGAGGTGCTATATGGCAACGAATATCGCAGCAGACCTTGGGGCACACGGCCGTTTTTCGCGCGGCTCACATCAGCCCGCAGCGTGCAAGAGGTTGAGCGAGCGGCAGGTGGCGCGAGCATAATCAACCACTACGCGGAATGCTGGACACCGGCGATGAGGCAGTTCCTCGCGGATCGACTGCCGACGCCTGCGAGTGGAGAGACGGCCGACAGCGGCTATCAGCCGCAGTTCAGGAAGAAGGCAAGGGCGACACGGAAGCCGGTCAAGCGGAGACCGGCGGTGCCATTCGATCAGTATATGCAACAGAGGGCGAACGCTGGCAAATGAGACATATCATCATCATTCAGTCCGCATACAGTGCGGACCGCGGCGAGCTCTCAGCGAGGCGGCTTGAGATCACCCGGCACACCTGCGCGGTGGCACTGCGGACACAGCGCGTGAAACCTGTGGTGCACGTGGCAGTGTGTCCTGATGATGCACACATCGATGCACGGCGGGAGGTGTTTCAGTCAACCGGCTGCGAGGTGCGATTTCTGGAGCGGCCGGCGTGGCGGTTGTATCATGAGGACTGGGAGTTGCCGGCCGGCTGGAAACTGGTAAGCCGGATGGACGATGACGACGTTCTTTCAGTGGACTTTTGCGAGGTACTGCAGGCAACCGCACGCGAACGCCGCGAGGCCCTGCTGTGGCCCGTCGGCTATACGTTCTGGCGGCAGCAGATTTTCCGACTTGAACATCGCGGCAACCAGTTCCCCACACTCTGCACATCGGGCGACGAAAACCCGCACCAAGAGCCACACTGGGAGATCCCGCGGCGATGGCCTTCCCGGGCCGTCAGCACTGCCCCAGGCTGGATCTGGGTGCGGCACGGAGACGCCGCGACAACGACGCTGCAGCGATATCGGCAGAAGCAGTTGGGGCGAATTGACAGCAGCCGTTTCGCCTGCAACCTCCGGGCTATCCACCGGGCTTGCGAAGCTGCCGG